GAAGTTGATGAAGAGATGATGGTTGATGTTTGTGAAGTTCATGGACATGAATACACTATCATCACCAAGAATGATATTGTAATCCCTCCTAACGTCAAAAATGATTTTATTTGAAAAGGTTCGTTGGAAAAATTTTCTGTCAACTGGTAATCAGTATTCGGAAATAAATTTAAAATCTTCTTCTACTACTTTAATTGTAGGGACAAATGGCTCTGGAAAGAGCACAGTTCTTGATGCTTTGACCTTTAGTTTATTTGGTAAACCATTTCGTAAGATTAGTAAAAGTCAATTAATAAATGCTACTAACGAAAAAGATTGTAGAGTTGAAGTTGAATTTTCTATTGGGACAATTAATTGGAAAGTTATAAGAGGTATCAAGCCAAATATATTTGAAATATGGAGAAATGATAGTCTTTTAGATCAATCTGCTTCAGCAAATGACCAGCAAAAGTGGTTGGAAAAGAATGTAGTAAAGATGAATTATAAATCTTTTACTCAAATTGTTATATTAGGTAGTAGTACGTTTGTTCCTTTTATGCAGCTCAGTGCATCAAATCGTAGAGAAGTTATTGAAGATCTTTTAGATATAAAAATATTCACATCGATGAATAATATCATTAAGGATAAGATTCGTTTAGTAAGAGAAGATCTAAAAACTTTAGATTTGAAGAAAGAATCCTTAACTGATAAGGTAGAGATGCAAGGTAAATTTATAGGGGAAATTGAATCCCGTGGTAAAGAAAATATAAAAGAGAAAGAGAGTAAAATTAAAGTGCTCAATATTGAAATTGATGCTCACATAGAACATAATCAACTTAAAGAATCTCAAGTTGAAGACCTTACAAAACAACAAGAAACTTTAACGGGAGCAAGTGAAAAATTAGTTAAACTTAATAATTTGAAAGGAAAAATATCACAAAAGGTAGCGTCCGTTACGAAGGAACATAAGTTTTTCACACAAAATACAGTTTGCCCTACCTGTACACAATCTATAGATGAGGACTTTAGAATAAATAAAATTGACGACGCTCAAACTAAAGCCAAAGAGTTGCAATCTGGGTTTCAACAACTTGAAGATGCAATTAAAACAGAACAAGAGCGAGAGCGTCACTTTACTCAACTATCAAAGGAGATTACAACACTCACGCATGGCATTTCTAAAAACAATACTGGGATTTCAGGTTGTCAACGACAACTCAGAGATCTGGAAGGTGAAATTCAAACACTTACCGATCAACTTGAAAACAGAAATACTGAACATGAGAAGTTAGAATCGTTTAAAACTAGTTTACAAGAAACCTATGATGAGTTAGTATCTAGAAAAGAAAAAATAAAATATTTTAATTTCACCTATGAATTGTTAAAAGATGGTGGAGTTAAAACAAAGATCATCAAAAAGTATCTACCACTTATCAATCAGCAGGTAAATCGATATTTACAGATGATGGATTTTTATATAAACTTTACTCTCGATGAGGAGTTTAATGAAACCATCCAGTCACCCATACATGAAGATTTTTCATACGCTTCATTTAGTGAAGGTGAGAAACAAAGAATAGATTTAGCATTACTCTTTACATGGAGAGAAGTGGCTAAATTTAAAAATTCTATATCGACAAACTTAATGATATTGGATGAGGTATTTGATAGTTCATTAGATGGTCAGGGAACAGATGAGTTTTTAAAAATTATCAGATATGTAATTAAAGATGCTAATATATTTGTTATATCACATAAGACTGGATTGGAGGATAAGTTTGAAGATAATATAAGATTTGAAAAAACAAAAGGATTCAGTAGGATGCTATCATGATTGGAATTGTTGGTAATGGCTTTGTAGGTAATGCTGTATATCAAAATCTACGCGATAAAGCAGAATGTAAAGTATTTGATCTAGATAAAAATAGATCTCTGAATACTTTAGAAGAGGTAATAAACCAAGATTTTATATTTGTATGTCTTCCAACTCCAATGAAGATGGATGGAAGTTGTGATTTATCAATCCTTGATAACTTTTTTGATAATCTTCCTGATCTTTTAACAGGAACATTTGTTATTAAATCAACAGTTCCCATAGGAACAACTAAAAAATATACTGAAAGGCATAATGTAATTCATAATCCAGAATTTCTCACTGCAAGAAATGCCATAGAGGATTATGCTAATGCTCAAAGAAATATTGTTGGTGGCGATGAAGAATTATGTATTGATTTTATTCGTTTCTTTGAGCAGTGTTTTCCTGAAATACCAAGTATCATTACTTCTTCAGATGAGAGTGAAGCTATAAAATATTTCTCTAATACTTTCCTTGCTTATAAGGTAGCATATTTTAATAAAATATATGATTTATGCCAAGTGGTTGGTATGGATTATGATTTGGTATGTGAAGGAGTTACTGCGGATAGTAGAATAGGTAAATCACATACCAAAGTTCCTGGTATAGATAATGATAGAGGATTTGGTGGAACTTGTTTTCCTAAAGATATAAATTCTTTAATTAAACAAATGGAATCCCATAATGTAAATGCTGACATGCTGAAAGAGGTATGGAAGTATAATGAACAAATTAGAAAAGTTATTGATTGGCCAGTGACATGAAAGTATTAATTACAGGACATAGAGGTTTCATAGGCAGACATGTGTTTGCTGATTGGAGAAGAACACATGGGTATAATGTTCATGGTATAGATTATCCTAATAATGTTGAAAGCTTTACAGGTGGTGATTATGGTTTAGTTATCCACTTAGCAGCATGGGCAGATATAAGAGAGAGTAGAGAAAAACCTCATGAGTATTATCAAAATAATGTAGTGAAGGCAAAACCATTATTTGAATGGTGTAGAGAAACAAATACACGTTTAATATATGCTTCCTCTAGTGCTGTAGAAGGCCCATATTGGGATAACCCTTATGGTATGAGTAAATGGATTAATGAAATTATGGCTCCTCCAAATTCAGTAGGAATGAGAATGACAACTGTTTATGGCCCTGAGTGTAGAGACAATATGATGTTTGCTTTATTGAAAAATAAAAAGGCAAAATATATAACCAAACATAAAAGAGATTGGATTCATGTTAAAGATGTTTGTCGTGCGATCAGATATTTGTGGGCAAAAAATATAAAAGGCCCTGTTTCTGTTGGATATGGTAAGTCTTATCCTGTGAAAGATTTAGCAGAAGCATTTGGTCAATATAATCTCCCAATAAATGAGCATACACCAGGTGAGGCAGACGATAATGTAGCAGACACAACTATATTAAGATCCACTGGTTGGTTTCCAACTAAGGATGTTTTAGAGATTGCTAAAGGCAATGCCGACTTATAAACACTCATCTGGAAGAAGATTTCTTTTTGTACATATTCCCAGAACTGCTGGTAGATTCTTGGAACAAAACTTTAAAAAGAATGGTTTTGAATTAGAGCAAGAACATATTTGGGAAAGTGTTGATGGGATAGAACTAGCACATTTTCATAAAGAATTATATGAGAAACATTTGAATGTTGATGGTATTCCCCATATAGCCATCATAAGAAATCCTATCAATAGATTCTTTAGTGCATCTAGTTGGTTGAAAAGAATGTATGGTGAAGATATTCAAGAAGCGATGGAGGATCCCATGATGTTTTCAATGATGCTTGATAATTTTCCTTTGACTGAAGCAGTTAATTGGTATAGACCACAAGTGGATTTTATTTCTGATAAGACTCATTTATGGAAATTTGAAAATGGTTTTGGGGATGATTTTAGTAAATGGATGAGTGATGTTCTTGGAGTTCCTTTTAAAGTGGAGGATGTTCCATATGAAAAACTGTCATATGATGAGTCCAATAAATTGAAGAAAACTGGTAATCTTATAGATAATATCAGAACCATGTGCAGGAGGGACATTGAGCAACTATATCCCGAATTGGCAGCATCATTCCAAAAAGGAACAAAAACGAACGCTTAAGCCACAAGCCTTGCGTCAAGCGAAGGCAAGACGTAGACAGTTGATAAAGTGTCTAGAAAACCGCCCTTCGAGGCGGTTTCGTCGTACAATGGCCATATAAGACAAAAGACAAAACATGGCAGTTCAACAGGAAATCAAATCACAACTCGCAAAACTACTAGCCACTGAGGACTTGGTGGTAGAGCACAAGCATGTAGAAACAGCACAATTCAACGTGGATACTCGTGTTTTGATTTTACCTGTTTGGGAAAAGGCAAGCAACAGTGTTTACGATATGTTAGTTGCTCATGAGGTGGGACATGCACTCTTTACACCTAATGTAGATCCTCCAAAGGACATTCCTCATAACTTCCTAAACGTATGTGAGGATGCTCGTATTGAGAAAATGATCAAACGTAAGTATGCTGGTCTTCCCAAAATATTTTATAGAGCATATAGTGAATTACATGAAAGTGATTTCTTTTCCATAGAAAATGAAGATCTTGACACTTTTAATCTTGCTGATAGGGCTAATCTATATTTTAAGATTGGTTCGTTCATTGATATATCTTTTACAACTCGTGAAAGAGAGATTATCAATTTAATAGATTCTTGCCAAACTTTTGATGATGTCATTGAAGCATCTAGACAATTGTATGAATACTGTAAAGAAAGATTAGAAGATCAAAAGAAAAAAGTTGCTGACATTGATTTTCATCAACAACCAAAATCACCTGACATGGATATGAATGACATGTCACAGGATGGTGAAGGTGAGGGTGAAGATGAAGAAGGTAAATCACAAGGTGAATCTGAGCAAACACCTCAGATGGATGAGAGTGGCCAAAAATCAAAAGATCAACCCTCTATACCTGAGAACAATGATGATGATTTAGATGTAAAAACTGCAGAATCACTTCAATCACAACTACAAAATCTAACAAAGTTGGGCCAAGGTGTAGAGAATGTTTATGTTACTCTTCCAAAAGTAAAAATTGATTCTATTATCGCTGATAATGAAGAGATTCATAATACTCTTTTACAGCATTGGGATATTGAAAAAGTTAAAACTGAAAATATGATAAAGGAATATGGTGTATCTTATCGTTGTCCTTCATACAATCCTTTTCAAGAAGTAGATTCTGAATACATTGAGTTTAAAAGAAATGCTTCAAAAGAAGTTAATTACTTAGTTAAAGAGTTTGAATGTAAGAAAGCAGCAAGTTCGTATGCTCGTGCTTCAATTGCTAGAACAGGTATATTGGATACGACAAAACTTCATACTTATAAGTATAATGAGGATCTTTTTAAGAAGGTAACTATATTACCTGATGGTAAAAATCATGGTTTGGTTTTTATTCTAGATTGGTCTGGATCAATGTCACACATCATGCTTGATACAA